TGGATGGGAAGCTGGTTCTTATGAGTTTTGTCATACAGTAGTTGATTTGCAAGACAATGAAACACTGCCTCAAACACCTAAATCAGATTTATTTGCAATTACATCTGGTGCATACTTTACTGGTGTTAAGTTTAGAATAAAAGATGCTGGAACTTGGAGAATGAACGAAAAAGGTGTAAGAGTTTACACAAGAAAGAAAGATGGTAATGGTAGGTGGATATTGTTTTTAGATGTAGACTACCAAAGAGGAGTAAGAAAAAATTTATTTGAAGACTATCAAGCGTTATCACAGGTAGACACATTATATCATGAAAACTCTACAGCTTTTGATATTGTAAACCCATCACTAGATACCTATGAAAGTATTAACGGATATTCACAAGATGAAGAAAGCATAGACATTGGAACAGGTAATGCAACAGGAACAGCTGGTGGATTTAAAGCAGCTACTGTTTGTGCTAGAAGAGCATGGGTAGCTAATGTAAAGAAGAACGGAGAAGTATATGATGATAGAATTTATTATAGTCCAGTAAACAGATTTGCAACATTTCCTGATAGTTATTACTTAGATATTGGTATTAGCGATGGAGATTCTTTTACAGCTTTACATAGCTTAGGAAACAGGTTGCTAGCTTTCAAACAAAAAAAATTATATGTTATTAATGTATCCTCTAGTTCTGATGCTGGTTGGTATCTAGAAGCAGAATACGATGGTATGGGTTGTATATTTCAGAATGCAGTATCTAAAACTCCTTTTGGTGTATGTTGGGTAAATAGAAATGGAGTCTATATCTTTGATGGGCAAAGCGCTCCAAAAGAATTGACATTAAGATTAGATGACAATTTATGGCAATCTGGACAAGAGCTAAGCGATGCTTTATTAAAACCTTCTATAGCATATGAGCCAAAATATAAACAATTATATGTTTTACAAGACTCTGCAATGACATCAAACAGTGGTGTAGATACGGAAGATAAAATTTTCTGTTATGACTTTGCAACGCAAGGTTGGACCACAAGAGCGTGCGTAGGAAGTGCGGATGTATCTAATTTTGTAGAATCATTTGATGGTGTATACTTCTTTAAACATTCAGATAATAAAATACATTTAGTAAGTAATGACCAAGGAACTGAAAATATAGATTTAAGAACAAAAGATATAGATTTTGGTAATCCAGGTTTAGTAAAAAGAGTAAACAGAGTATTTGTAACAGCAAAGGGTAATGGAACAAATTTAACTTTAAGTTATGCAAATGATGGAGAGTCTTCTTATCAAGACTTATCAGCTCAAGCCTTAGGAACAGAATACACAATAAAAGAATTTACAATAAACACGGCAGACAGAAATTGCGAATCAATGGCTTTTAAAATAACTGCTAATGGTTCTATTACCATAAATGACATCAATATAGATTACAGACAAACTAACAAGAGACCTTCATAATGCCAAAATCTGGTGAACATAGAGTTAATGGCATTGACTCATTCTTTAGAGTCAGACCATCTTCTCAGAATATAAGAGAAGGAGAATCAGTATCATTTCTTGAAGATGGTAAATTAATAAAACAAGAAAAAAGAAATGGTGTTGTCTATGAACAAGTATTTGTTGAGCAGCAAAAAACAAAACAAGAAGCTGTACAAACTACAGGAGATGTAACAAACCTTATAGTAGGAGGCTCTTCTGGAGATGCGGACATAACAGGTATTACTGCTGGTACAGGATTGTCTGGAGGTGGAGCTACTGGTAATATAACTTTAAACATAGACTCTACGGTAGTAACTCTTACTGGTTCACAAACTTTAACAAACAAAACTTTAACAAGCCCTGTTATAAATACAGGTGTTAGTGGTACTGCTATTTTAGATGAAAACGATATGTCTTCTGATAGCGACACTAAGCTTGCTACGCAACAATCAATTAAAGCCTATGTAGATTCAGAAATATCAGGTATAGCTGCTCCTGCTAATGCAACTATTACTTTAAGTCCTGGTGCAGGTATAGGCTCTATAGGAAACTTTACTACAAATCAAAGTTCAAACGAAACATTAACTATAGCAGTAGATGGTGTTTTAGAAGATTTAGATACATTAGGAGCAGCTTCTTCTAATGGTCAATTTATTGTAGCTACTGGCTCTGGTGCTTTTCAATACGAATCAGGTAGCACGGCAAGAACAAGTTTAGGTTTAGGAACTTTAGCTACTCTTAGTAGCATATCAGATTCTCAAGTTGCTTCAGATGCTCAAATACAAATAAGTAAACTAGAAGAATCTGCTGTAACAATAACTGCTGGAGCAGGATTAATAAACGGAGGTTCGGTTGCTTTAGGTTCAAGCACAACTTTAAACATAGGAGCTGGTACAGGAATTACTGTAAATGCTAATGATGTAGCTTTAACTAATACATCTGTAAGCTATGGTGGAGTAAGTGTGGCTTTAGGAGCTAGCGATGCAACGCCTGCGTTTGATTTGCAAGATGCTACAGGATTACCTATTATTGCAGGAACTACAGGAACTTTAAGTATTGCTAGAGGTGGTACTGGAGGAACTAATACAACAACAGCAAGAAGCAATTTAGGCTTAGGAAATTTGGCAGTATTAGACACTATAAGTGATAGTCAAGTTGCTTCAGATGCATCTATTGCTATTACTAAATTAGCTGCAAGTAGTATTACTGTTGCAGATGGAAGTAGCTCTACTGCAATATCTTTAGGAAATACAATTACATTTAGTGGAACTTCAAATGAAGTAACTGTTGGAGAAAGTTCTGGAACAATAACTGTTGGTTTACCAGATGATGTTGTTATTGCTAACAGTCTTGTAGTAAACGGAACTACAACTACAATAGACACTACTAATCTTATAGTAGAAGACCCTTTAATTAAACTAGCAAAAGCTAACAATGCTGCAGATTCTGTAGACATTGGTTTTTATGGTTTGTACGATACAAGTGGAACTGATAAATATGCAGGTTTATTTAGAGATGCTAATGATAGTGGTAAGTTTAAATTATTTAAAGATTTACAAGATGAACCTACAACAACAGTTGATGTTGCTGGCACAGGATATGCAAAAGCAACATTAGTTGCAGATTTAGAAGGTAATGTAACTGGTAATGCTTCAGGTAATGCAGGAACAGCAACTAAGCTTGCA